ACAAAAAGATAGTATAGTAACTGTAATACAAATTAAAGATACTACAATTGTAATTCCTGGAGAAACTATAACCTTAATTGACACTCTTTACTGTGACTCTTTAGGTAATGTTATATCTAAATTAAAAGAAGACTTAAGAGACAAAGATGGTACTTTAGTTAGTGTACAAACTAAGATTAAAGATAATGTATATTATACAAAAGCTAAAGTACACACAATCTATAAAACAATTAAAGGTAATGATATCTATCATACCAAAGTTATTACCAAAACTTTAAAACCAGAAAAAATTAAATACATTCCATGGTGGGTAAATTTCTTTGCTGTACTAGGGGTGATATTATTTCTTATTCTTCTTGTATACTTTGGTTACAAGCTAATTAAACTTTATTTATTATGAAAACACAATTATCACTATTATTAATATCTATACAACAAGAACTTTTGACTTTAATATCTATTTGCTTTGCATTCTTTTTACCAATCTCAGGAATACTTTTAATGATAGGAGTATTAATAGCTATTGATACTTTTACAGGGATTTGGAAAGCTAATAAATTAAAAGAAAAAATAAGTAGTAGAAAGCTCTCAAGTATTATAAGCAAGTTAGCACTCTATGAAGTTACTGTGATTATGTTCTTTTTAATAGACAAATTTGTACTAAATGATATCATACTCACTTTTTTTAGTGTACCATTTATGCTCACTAAAATTGTAGCATTGGTCCTAGCTAGTATAGAAGTGATGTCTATCAATGAAAATTATAAAGTAGTCAAAGGCATAGACCTATGGCAGTCAATGAAGTTACTTTTTGCTAGAGCTAAGGATATTAATGATGACATTAAAAAGATAAAAAAATGATATACACTAGAGAACAAATAGCAGCAGCTGTAAAAGCTAAAGGATACACTTATTTTACAGGTCCTGGAAACTATGATGTTAATATAGTAGGAGTAAGAAACTCTGATACTGGAAAAACAGTAACTAATCTATTTGATGATAAAATGACTCTATCTTATAAGTTAGATGGAGTATGGCAGTATCATGAATGGGACAACACAACTGAGCCCGGTAAAAAAGGAGTTACACAATATCACAATGCTAATGGTGTAGCTAGATTAGTACCAGGACAATATAGAGGAGTATATGCCATATCTAAGCACCAAGGAAAGTATGAAGCTCTGTGCCAAAGACTAGGTAATGTGACTGTATGGAGAGATAAAAATAAAAACATGACCTTTGATGAGGTTGAAACAGATACAGGAATGTTTGGTATAAATATACACAAAGCAGGCACAGTATCAAGCTTTGTAGAGAATTGGTCAGAAGGATGTCAAGTATTTAAAAGAGTAAAAGATTTTAATGAGTTCATGAAAATAATAAATAAAGCTAAAGACTTTCATGGCAATCATTTTACATATACTTTACTAGAGAGTAAAGATATTAATTAATTAAACAAACAATTATGAAATTTAGAAACAGCTGGAAATCAGCAACAAAACAATGGGATAAAATATCTATAAGATTTAGATTATCCTCAGTAGATGTATTTACTTTAGAGATAGATATCTCTAGAGAATTTTACATGCTAACAATATTAAACTTAACAATTAAAAACAGATAATATTAATTATAAAAACTAAAAAAAATGAAAACTAAATGTATGAGTTGTAGTGGTCCCACAAAAAAAATGCAAGCAGGAGGTCTTCTAAAAGCACAACTTGGTGGTAATGTTCTGAAAAAAGTAAAAGTTACAAGACCAATGCCAAAACCAAGACCAGAACCATCAAAAACCGGTGGAGGAAGAGGTCCAATAAAACCAATTAAAAAAGTTTTAAAAAAACGTAATCCTAATCTTGAAACTAAACCTGGATGTTTTGGTGCAAGTTGTGGAAAAATGCAAGAAGGAGAAACTCTTCCAAAAGCACAAAATGGTGGTACAAGAAGAAATGCTAGAACTGGTAAACATACAGGTGGTCCATTAAGTTGTTTTGAAAGAGCACGACGTACAAATAAAAACCGTAAATTTTGGCATAGTGGTGGTGGTAAAACAATTAAAAATATTGGTAAAACTGTTTTAGGTGCAGCAGCTGTTGTTGGTGCAGGAGCAGTTGCATACAAAAAAAGTACACCTTTTAAAAATGCTGTTGATAACATAAAAGGTAAATTAGGTTTTAATCAAAAAGGTGGTGCAGTAAAAAAATATCAAAACGGAGGTACTGCAGATAGTTTAAAAGTAATTAAAAAAGAAGGTAAACTAGCAGTAAAAACTGAAAAACAAAAACAAGCAGCTGCAAAAAAAGCAGCAGCTAATGCTAAAAAAATAGCAAAAGCAAAAGAAAATGCTAGATTAAACTTAGAATGGCAAAAAATGACCAAAGATCAAAAAGATAGTCTTTGGATAAGTGAAAGACAAAAAAATTGGTAACATCTTATTTAAGATATAATAATCCAGGTAATTTAATTTATCTGGATTTTTTTTGTTTAAATATTTTTTATTTAAACTTTTATAGTATATTTGTTTAAACTTTAAAAATATAAACAATGGAAAATGTAAATCAACAAGAACAAGAACAAGAATTAACTTCTGAACAGTTAACAGAACGTAAGGAACAAATGCTTAATTTTTATAAAGAATCTATACCATATTTAGAGGCTCAATTAAATTATGAAAACTTACTAACTAGTATAGATGAAGTAAGATTTAAAAGAACTAACATTCAAATGCAATATGCTATGTTAGCATCAGAAATGCAAGAAGGACCAGAAGAAGAAACTACTGAACCTTCTAAAAGAACATTAAAGAAAAAGTAATCATGGCTTTAGTTAACCAGGTACAAAAACGTGTAAAAATGCCTAAGTGGGACATTGTTAAATTTCAGATTTTAACTCATTGTTATGTTAATCATATAACAATGAGTGATTCTGATCTTAACTGTCTTACTCTATTAAGTTTTAACCAACCAATAGAACTTACTCATTTTTGTTATGATGCTTCTGCAGAAGATGAAAAAATATTTAAATCTTCACAAACAGTAAGAAATTCTTTAAACAAATCAGAAAAAAATAATCTTATAATAAAAGATGATAGTAATAAAAAACTTATAATGTTAAATCCAAGTTTAAAAATACAAACTCAAGGTAAAATATTATTAGATTATAAATTTTTAGATAATGACTCCGAAGAAATCTAGTATTTTATATAAACCTGTTGCAGAAGAATTAAACATTAGTGAAACACTTGTTGAAGATTTAATTTCTTTTTATTACAAAGAAGTTAGATTTCATTTAAGTAGTTTATCACATCCTAGAATTAATGTAGATGGTTTAGGACACTTTGTTGCAAAAAGTTTTTTTATTGAAAAAACAATACCTAGACTTACTAATAAACTTATGATACATGACACATCTACTTTTAATGCATATTTTAGTAAAAAACAATCTGAACTAAAATTAGAAAGTTTAATTGCTTTAAAATTAAAAATTGATGAAGAATTTAATAGAAAAATAGAATTTAAAAAAATAAAAAATGAAGGATTTATTAAAAACAATTTGGAAAAATAAAAGTAAAATTTTTGAAGGTGTAAAAAATTCAATTATTAAAAATGAAGTAGTTGAAGAAATTTCAAGATTAAGAATGAATATTTGTAATGAATGTCCTAGTAAAGGTAAAAAATGTGCAGTAAAAGGTACAGGTCCTTGTTGTAATGAATGTGGATGTTCTTTAACATTTAAGACAAGATCTTTATCCTCTGATTGTCCATTAGATAAATGGAAAGCTTTTATGACAGAAGAAGAAGAAGACAAATTAGATACTATAAAATAAATTATCATGAGTATAAGATTTAATGCAAAAGATCATAGTTATATTAGTATAGATGCTTCTGAAAAAATTAATTGGATAAGTGTTACAACTCTTATTTCTCATTTTAAAAAAAGTTTTGATGCTAAAGCAATTGCATTAAAAGTAACAAAAAATAAAAAATCTAAATGGTTTGGAATTGATCCAAAAACAATTGAAGAAATTTGGAATAATGAATCAGATAGAGCTACTACTTTAGGAACATATTATCATAATCAAAGAGAATATGATTTAT